ATCATGACTTTGGTTGAACGTTACGCACTGGCAATGAGATTGGTAGATCGCCACGGCAATCAATATGGCGACCGCGACTTGTTGACGCTAACACATCAACAAATCCGAGGGGGTCTTAAGGCACTTGTTGTTTCTGAACGTGAGGCGTGTGCGAAGGTGGCAGACGAGCAGGCGCAGGACGAACCATACGGTCACGCAAAATTCAGGTGCAACAATATCGCAGCCGCCATACGAGCAAGGGGTGAGAAATGAGTGGCGATCACAACATGTATCAGAAGCCAAGATCCTATGACGATGACACTCAATACGATGAGGCACAAGTACAAGCCATGATCAATAAGGCTGTATGTGACGAACGTGAAGCGTGTGCGAAGGTTCTGTTTGATTATGCTGGGCGCGACGATCTGTCCGATTCTGATGAATCTTTGTTAAAGCATTTGTTTGAGTTGATCCGAGCAAGGGGTGAATAATGAACCAAGAAGTCATTAGTATTGACCGCTTCTTAAAAGTCAGAGAACTTGTCAGAGATCCAACACTAAGAATAAAAGATATTGCAGCACAAACAGGCTATAACAAGGGACATGTAAGTAGGCTGAGAAAAGAAGCAAAGCAGAAAGAATGGCGCGGGCTGACGGATAAAGACATCGATGAATGTTACTTCGCCGCACGGGTGCCAGACTTCGATGTTTGGGCGTTTGCTGAGGAAATTGAGAACTGTTTGAAGGAGAAGAACACATGACTCCTGATACCAGAGTACGAATAAAAAGCACGGGCGAAATCGGCTACGTGGTCAAGGAGGATGAGGACGGTATGCTGTGCATACGTATCCCATCGGATAATAATTGGCCGTTCCCGCACTACGCTTTTATTTCTAAGCGGGATGTGGTAATGGTAAGGGTTGCTAAATCTGCTGCTCCTCTGGACATAGAGGAAGCCCCCTTCTAGGAGCTACTGTGAGTAAATTTGCTTGGTCTTACTCTTCACTTGACCTGTTTAAGCAGTGTCCTCACAAGTATTTTAGGCTTAAAGTTAAGAAGGATGTAAAGGAGCCGTACTCCCAACACTTGGTTTATGGCAACGAGTTGCACAAAGCTGCCGAACATTTTGTGCGGGACAACACCCCGCTACCTGATAAATTTGCTTTTGCTAAAGAAGCCCTTGAGGTGCTACGTGGGCGTGAAGGGCAACACCTTTGCGAGTATAGGATGGGGTTGACGAGGGACTTGGAGCCTTGTGGCTTTTCTGATGCGTCTGTTTGGTGGCGTGGGATTGCTGACTTGCTGACCCTTCAAGGTGACCGAGCTTATATTGTGGACTACAAAACAGGAGCTAGCTCTAAGTATGCAGACACTAAGCAACTAGAGATACTGGCACTGGCTGTTTTCAAACACTTCCCGTATGTGCAACGCATCAAGGCAGGGCTGCTTTTTGTAAATGCTAATGACTTTGTACCAACATCTTTTGAGGCAGATCAACAAATGGTACGCTGGGAACAATGGATAGAAGATGCGGCTAGGCTAGAGCAGTCCATAAAGCTGGATGTGTGGAACCCCCGCCCAAACTTTACCTGTAAAGCTTGGTGTCCTGTATTAGATTGTACCCACAACGGTAAAGGAGCGTAAAAGTGATAAAAATAAAATTGTCAGAGATTGCTGAAAACAGCGCGGTATTTCACAATTTAAAGTACACCAACGATAGGTGTGGGGGCAACCGGAACCGCATGACTTTTGAAGTCACTAATTTAAGCGGTAATCCAATAACAGTAGAGGTAGCACAATACGTGTCTGACCCGCTTAAGAAAACATATTCATTAAAGTGGGATCAACACCCTGTAGAAGTAGAAGCTATTCGCATTACCATACAAGGGAGTTGTGAAAATTCAGAGTTTTTGAACATGCTTAAACTTATATTAAACACGGAAAAAATTTTAGACATTGTTGAATAGTGAGGTAGCTATGCCATACGTAAATAAACCCCGTCCGTACAAGAAAGAGTACGAGCAATACCAAGGCACTCCTGAGCAGATAAAGAAACGCGCCATGCGTAACGCCGCCCGTGCCAAACTTATGAAAGCGGGTAAGGTGCGTAAGGGGGACGGCATGGACGTAGCGCATCGCCAAGCATTGGATAAGGGGGGCACCAACGGTGACGGTGTTACAGTGATGTCTAAGGGGGCTAACCGTTCGTTCCTGCGGGATAGCAAACGTAATCTTGTATCTGAAGTAAGCAAGCGCGAACGCAAAAAGTCTTGACGTAAAAGACGAAGTGGCGTAGAGTAAATTAACTGCTCAAGTGGAAACCCCACTTTGGGCCGCAACGCTTTGGTGAGCTATGAAATCAATATCTCAAAAAGAGTTTATTGCGCTATTAAAAATTGAAGATAAGTGGTTAGATGTATGTGTAGAAGAACGTACAAAATGGTCAGGAAAAGGGGATAAAAAAACTGAAAAAGGGTACGTAGCGCATATTTTTTATAAGAACGCAGGGCATTTTAGTAGGGCAGTACAGGTAGGAGAGTTAAGAAAAACAAAACGCGGTGCGATCAATAACCTATTCACAAAATATTATGGACATTATAAATAACAAAGCCATATTACTTAGAGTACGAGAACCAAACCGGATTATGGAAGTGATCCCTAAAGCAAAAAGGGTAAGCGATCACGAGGTGCTTGTTAAATGGAGTTTGGACGAAGTGCAGGTGCTAAAAAACCTGAAGATTAAAAACGTCCCTTCCCCAATCCTTGCTCATTACGACTGGCCTGGAATTTACCCACCGTTTGAACACCAACGTACAACAGCTTCTTTTTTGACGATGAACAAGCGGGCCTTCTGCTTTAACGAGCAAGGGACTGGTAAAACATCAAGCGTCATATGGGCCGCAGACTACTTGATGAACTTAGGCAAGATACGCAGAGTCCTTGTGTTGTGCCCCTTGTCCATCATGGCTTCCGCTTGGGAAGCTGACTTATTTAAGTTTGCTATGCACCGTACATGCGCCATAGCGCACAGCTATACAAAAGACAAACGGATTGCTGCTGTGAGAAGTGGTGCAGAGTTTGTCATATGCAACTACGACGGATTAGATGTCATCAAAGACGAGATCAAACAAAGCGACTTTGATTTAATCGTGGTAGATGAAGCAAACGCGTACAAAAACGTTAGTACAAAACGTTGGAAGACGCTCAACACCATCATTAAAGTCAATTCATGGGTATGGATGCTCACTGGCACCCCAGCCTCACAATCACCTGTCGATGCGTACGGCTTAGCTAAAATCGTCAACCCTGACGGAGTCCCACGGTTCTTAGGTACATTTCGGGATCAGGTGATGACTAAGATTACGCAGTTTAAGTGGGTTCCAAAAAAGTCAGCAGAGCGTGTTGTGCATGAAGCTTTGCAACCCGCTATAAGATTTACGAAAGAGCAGTGCTTAGATCTTCCAGAAATGACCTACACAACACGTGAAGTGCCGCTTAGCCCACAGCAGCAAAAATTTTATACCACGCTAAAAAACCACATGGCAGCAACTGCTGCTGGGGAAGAGATTACAACAGTAAATGCCGCTGCTAACCTTAACAAATTACTACAACTGTCTGCTGGGGCCGTGTACGCTGATACGGGGGAAGTGGTAGCTTTTGATGCTAAAGGACGCATGGAAGCATTGCTAGAAGTAATCGAAGAAGCAAGCCACAAAGTTATTGTTTTTGCTCCCTTCCGTCATGCTATAGAAATAATAGCTGAACAACTAAAGCTTAACGGTGTGACTTGCGAAGTAGTGCATGGGGATGTAAGCGCAAACAAACGCACAGATATATTTTCTAGATTTCAAAATACCTCAACTCCTCACGTGCTAGTCATACAGCCACAAGCTGCCGCGCACGGGGTGACTTTACACGCAGCCAACGTCGTGGTGTGGTGGGGGCCGATTACTTCCACAGAAACATATCTGCAAGCGAACGCTAGAGTGCATCGAGCGGGGCAACGTAACCCATGTACAGTTGTGCATATCCAAGGTAGCCCAGTAGAGAAGCACATCTATAACATGTTGTCTGAAAAAGTGGACGTGCATACACGGCTGGTTGACCTCTACAAAAATTTGATGGATGCCACTTGACAATGTAAACCAAGTACACTAAAATTATTTCACCTTTTACAAGCGAAGGAGCGAAAAGTGGCACAGGCGACCGCCGAAAAACTAGCTAAGGTATACGTCAAAATAAGAGAGAAAAGACGTGAGTTAGCAAAAGAAGATGAAAAGCTGGAAGGCGAACTTCAGATCGTAGCTGACCAGTTACTTGAGATTTGCAAAGAGCAAGGGGCTGCAACAATACGCACCGAGCATGGCACTATATCTCGCCGTCTGTCTAAAAAATATTGGACAAGCAACTGGACTGACTTCACGCAATTTGTGAAGCAGCATGATGCGTTCTCTCTTTTGACCCAGCGCATCAACAACACCAATATGGCTCAGTTTCTTGAAGAAAACCCCGACCTACTTCCGCCGGGACTCAATGCGGAAGTGACCCAAACCGTAGTAATCACTAAACGATGAGGTAACCATGAGCAACGAACTTGCTATCCTAGACGCTGAACTTCCCTCTTACTTACGCAACACCGAACTTGACGAGGCTACAAAGTCTTTGATGGGTAACGGTGGTGGCTCACTTATGAAGCGCATCTCCATCAAGGGTGGGGTTTGGCGCATGATGGTTGGCGGCAAAGAAATTATTAAGAACGAAGATCGCACACTTAACGTGGTGATTGCTGCTGCGGCTCCAAAAGTTAGTCGGCAGTTTTACCTTAAGCAATATGTCGAAGGCAGCACTCCCACGCCCCCCGATTGCTGGTCAAACGATGGAGAAGTGCCTGACGCTAAGGCTGCACTACCACAGGCAAAGCGTTGCATGGACTGCCCACAAAATGTTGAAGGTTCTGGGCAAGGCAAATCTCGGGCATGTAAGTCGCAACAACGTATTGCTGTGTTGCTAGCTAATGACCTGAAGGGAGATGTGTTTGCGCTTACTTGCCCGTCTACCTCTGTGTTTGGTGAAGGTGCTAATGGTAAATGGCCGTTACGTATGTACTCCCGTTTGCTTGGTGGTAAGGGCATCCCCATTACAGCAGTCGTTACTGAAATGCGATTTGATACTGAAGCAGCTACTCCCAAGATCACCTTCCGTCCCGTACGTGTTCTAAAAACTGAAGAGCATGAACTGGTGATTGAAAAGAGTAAAACTGAAGACGCTAAACGCGCTGTAACTATGACGGTGGCTGAAGTTGATAGCTTCAAACCAAAACAACTAACCATTGAAGCAGCTACAGCAGAAGTGGTAAGCACCCCCGTAGAAGAACCTGTAAAGCGTACGTCCAAAAAAGAAGAAGCTCCAGCCGAGAAAAAAGACTTGGCTAAGATTCTGGCCGAGTGGGATGACGAATAATGGCAAGGGGTTACTCTACCCTTACCGTACAGGAGATCATGGAAGCTAACGCCAGTTTGTTAGGCGTACAGCTCGGGCAGATTTGCGTACAACGGGACATACCTGTAACGGATGTAGCAGAATTTTTTAGCGTCAGCAGAGTCACAATCTACAAGTGGTTTACTGGTAAGGCTGTGGTGTCTGGCAAGCACGTTGAAAAGATCAAGAAGCTGCTTGAGAGATTAGCTTAGTCGGTTTGGACAGGCTAGGGTCGCGCCCGAAAAGGATGTTGCCGTCGCATCCCTGCCTATTCCATTTTATGACGGTCATCGAGGACGGCTATGATAACGAGGAAAGAATTCCTCTCGATGGTGCTCCCACCCCTTCTTGCGGGTGAGCATTATTGTAGTTGGGGTAACAAAAAACATAACGACAAAGAGTTGGTACGGCAGAAGTTTGCAACATCCGTAGACGAACTAAGCGACCAAGCTGATGAATTACAAGCTAACGGGTTCAACGCATTTTTTGGATTGGCAAAATTTGGGCCTACTCAAAATGGACGGTACGCAACAAACGCTATATCTCTTAAGTCGTTTTTTATTGACTTAGACTGTGGCCCTAGCAAACCATACCCAACACTTGATGATGGGTTAGAAGCACTTAAAAATTTTTGCAAGATAACAAAGTTACCCAAACCCACCATACTTCAGTCAGGACGTGGGGCACACGTGTACTGGATATTGGAAGAACCGATTGCGAAAAAACAATGGAAGGGTCATGCTGAGCGGCTCAAGGAGCTATGTAACGAGCACAAGTTTGATATTGACCGAGCTGTACCTGCGGACGCAGCTAGGGTGCTACGCATGTTGGGGTCTAACCATATCAAAGACCCAAGCAACCCCATACCTGTGGTGGCGCTATACGTAGCCCCGCTGATACCTAACAACAAGATTATTGAACTACTGCCCCCAATTGAAGATGTGCTTGGCAGTTTGGGCAAAATTGACTACAAGAACATCACTGACCCCACGACACTTGCGTTGATGGGCACAACACAGTCAAGGTTCAAAACCATCCTTCTCAAGTCGCTTGAAGGTAAAGGCTGTG